GAGAAATGTCTCGGCAACGAGTGATTGCCGATACCTCTGCATGTAGATAGCACTTGTCCGGCAAACCAACTTTATTGGCGTGCCGGACTTGAATGGGGTGTGTCTTGAGATAGTCGTTCTTACCAATACTCAATACTCTACCGCGCTTATCATATATGATGGCAGTCATTTTTTGCCGTCTAGCCTTTGCCATAATACTTACTCCATAGAAGTATCAATCTTACTATACAAAAAGATAACAGCTTGTTCATAAAGTTCTTCATCAGGATATCGTTTTACAAATCCATCAGAGGAATACTCGAAACTGCTTAGAATGTCAACTGCTTCTTTTAGAGTCACGGCATATGGTCCTTTATGAGAATGATTCCGATTGGTAAAAAGGGAGAAAGAATAGCTGATAGAAATGCACAAAATGAACGAGTTAGTGCATCCCAGTGACCGGCATTTATATCCCACATACAGAATGCAAAAAGAAGATATACCAGAACAAATGTCATTACAATAGAAATAATATACTTCATAACTAATCCTTCATCAAAAGACCCGCGACTGCAATTATCAGACTAATTACAGCCCACTGCATATTATTTAATACGATAGATGCAGAAGCACAAAAACAATTCAAGTGCTACGATTGTATTAAACCAAATGTCCATAATCAAAATTCCTCAATCTTTTCCACAGTTTTAGTGATTTCGCTAATAACGCGAAGTTTGCCATCATATGCATAATTACCAGATAACTGCCAATATGTGCGATCTTTAATCGTTTTGATTAAAGTGTTATAGTCATTCTCATCATACACATATTCTGTGAAAAGATGTGTGGTGTGATTATGTTTGGAAACACCACACACCTCGATCTTTGCGGTAAAGATGCTATCTTCCATAATCAATCTTCTCCACGTTCAATCAATTTACCCAGACCATATACGCCACTCCAAGCATTCTTGCAACCAATAATATCACGAACAAGATTGCAACGAGTCACACCAACCATATCAGAAAATCCTTCATAACATTCTCTGATTGCTTCAAAAAACCCATATCCAAAGATCAGTAGCCATAGAATTGGTAACAGCAACCATTCAAATACGTTTTCAAATCGAAGGGCAATGAATCCAAATACAATCAACACTCTTCGCTTCCATTGCGGATAGTCAAGATTGGCAGTAGAATCCTTATTCATAATTCTATTGTGCATTTGTTTAATGATATATCCTCTTGGAGTCAACATAATTAAAACACCTTAAAAATATGATATTCAAGACCATTCTTAGATAGACTATCTAGATAAGTTAAGTCTTTTTGATCCTGAATAATCTGCATACCAGTTTTATAAATGTCAATACGAATATCACGAACGAATAGTCGATCATCAAGAGTTTTTGGTGCGATCATGATCCATACATACATCTGATTTCCTTGAAAATCAACTTTAAGGATCTTATGATTCGACGGGATATTCTCAATATACTGAGTTTGAACTAGTTCAAGTGGATATGCTTGAATAATATTCATTACAACAGGTTTCCTTGTTTGTCTCTGATGATTCGATTATACACGAATAAAATCTATTGTCAATAAAAAATGTCCTCGATAGAAAATATCGAGGACATTCCATAACAATTAATCTTTTAAGTTAAAAGATTAAAAACGAATACCTACACCAGCGGCAACAGCATTCTTCTTGGTGGTGCCAAGATCAGTGCGATGGTATTCAACTAGAGTATATACAGGACCAACAACATTGATCTGAAGACCACCACCAAACCGAACACCCTCAAGATTGTGTGCAGCAAGATCGCGGAAATTATCATAACCAACATCAGCAAACACCTGAGTATGACCATTTAGTGCCACACCCAGACGGCCACCAACATTCACATCACGACGATCTAGAATATTGTCAAGACCAACTTCAAGACCTGCCGTGACAGGACCAAGAATCTTAACATCATATCCAGCATCGACGCCATAAGCAAAATTACGGTTTGAAGGAACATTGGTTACATCATTATAACCAGCAGCCACTTCAACACGAGTACCAGTAAAGGCGTCCTTAGCCATAGCAGGGGTAGAAAATGCAACCAAAGCGGCAGCAGCAATTACAAACTTATTCATTCAATATTCTCCATTTTGTTGTACAACGTGAGACTCAAAGGCTCCCACGACCTTTTTCTAGGGCTATGACAATGTTTCCCCATAGCACCTTGAACTTTGGATTCTTTGCTCGGATTGCTGCGTCTATGCAACCAAGAACTCGCTTGTCTGTCTCAGTCATCGCCCGGAACTCGATACCAATCCAGAATAAGATCAAGAGCATCTACATACTTCTGAATCTCCTTCTTATCTTCCTCTGGATCACCCCAGACAAAGACATTAGGAGTATCTGAGCCTAGATCAATGAGAAAACGATCACGAGTTTCCTTTAGAGAATCATAGGCAATCTTATCAGTTTGTTCATAAGTCAGTTTCACAAAAACATCAGTCATTATATATCTCCTTAATACTTAGTGTCGTGTGCTTTCTGCCACTCTTTTTTCAACTGGCGCATCGCCGGTCCATCCCATCCTTCCCACTCTCGACTATTTCTTGAATAGTCTGCATTCCAAGGTTCTCCATTGTTGGCAGGAATTACAGCATCAATGTTCCTTACAGCAGCCGCTTGTTCAATCCTACTGCGAAGTTCACTTGTGCTGTAGTTATGCTTACGATGACAGAAATGAATAGGAATGTCAAGACCCGAACCAGTATAAGCTTTGAGAGCCTTGTAATCATCACCAAGAAAACGAATATCAATCTGAGTATTAGTCAGAATATTCAGCAGGTCTTCCTCAGTGTCATAAGGCACAATATCATCAACAACCTGCAATGCTCTTAGTTGTAGATATCGTTCAAATGTTGATTGAATAGGTTTATTCTTTTCTTTACGATCAATAGTAGGATCGGTATGAAGTCCAACTATCAGTCGATCACACTTTGACTTAGCTTCAGCCAGCATCAGAATATGTCCTGCGTGGAGAAGATCAAACGATCCGGCAACGAACCCAATCTTCATCACTTCACCTCGACCAGATTCTTGGGATCAACACACCTAAATCCTGCATCGGTGGTAATCCGAATCATACCTTTTGAATAACAAATGGAAGACCCCACCCGTGAAGTTGTCGCATCATGGTCGGATGCTACTGTGATAATAGCAAAAAGTGCCACAATAAGCCAAAGCCACCAAAGACCAATAATAAAAAGAAAGATTTCCTTCAAAACACTCATAATATAACTCCAATATGATTTACAAAAATATATAAATAACAATGTCTGTCACGGTAACGCAAATACCCACACACTCTACGCCTGTCTAGTTAAGTAGGTTTGTTTGATACTGTCAGGAGAAAAAAACTCCTTGACAGCATCAACTGCCACACCAACATCATATTCTTCACAAGAAAAAATATCAATATAACCTTCTCCAGACATATCACAAAAATGGGCAAGTATGTTGGATGTTTCTATAAATTGTAGAAGAGTCCACCCGGTTAGATGCGGGGAATTATGGCCAAAATGAATGATTTGTGGATCTCCATATGGTACCATCTTGATGCGTTCCACAAGTGTCTCTGAAAACTTCCTGATTATATCAGGAGAGGTGATCGAAGATTTATCGCATCCGCCACAATCTAAAATCAAATGATATCCCCAATATGACAAATCAATTCTCCTAACCAGGTGTGGTGTAAAGAATGTATTTATCTTATTCCTCGTCGTCATCCAGAAGGGCGTTGATGTCCCTAGACCGTAGGGCATTGGTGATTCGCTTATCTCGCCGATGTTGATTTCGCTCATGAACATCGTTTCGGTAGTTATACTCCTCATCGCGGTCATACTTATTGCGATGATAATCGTTCTTAGAGTGTGCCATTAGATAGCGTATTCCATGTTGTTGATAGACTCCTTATAGACTATGTTGAAAATATTGTCAATCTGTTTCTTCACCATTCTCGGATTCGCCATGCACTCTCTTCAGGTGCTGGGCCAGAGGACCTGGGGAATAAAGTCCGTCCTCTGAAGAACTTACGCAACCAAAAGGGCAGGGCAACTTTTTTCCCGCACTCTGCTTCTTCTCTGAGACAGTCTCAGACTTTTCTGGAAGCAGACCAGGAAACGTGGAAGCCACGAGTTCATATGTGATACCCTTATAAGGCATCTGCTTGTCCTTGACTGCCAGAAGTAGTTCGGCGTCATCTGGATCCAGAGACTCAAGAAGCTGGACAAACATGGTCTCTCGCTTCAGAGGATGCAGATCGGGAGACAGACCTTCGATGAAGTAGTGCATCTTCCGTGACTCGCGATACAAAGACCCCTGAGCATCGACACTCTTGTCAAGTTTGGTAAATGGAGGTCGACCACCAGGCAGAAGGAAGTTCACATCCGGATGAAATGCTGCATGAAGCACCTGGACGAGAGCCTGATTGTTTGCACAAGAAGCCAGAGCGTTCTGTCTTTCCTCGAACTTCTTGATACTTGAGATTTCTTTTAGAATCTCTGCGATACCCATGATTTTATTCATATTTGATTTGTTCCATATATTGTTTCATTTCACGAATAATGTTGACATATTCAACCACCGGATCCTCATGACTAGAAACTGTTGACGGAAAATGCCAGTTTTCTTCATCACAAACATCACAATAGTATCTTTGCGCTCCATCACCACGCTTGTTATTATATATGTTTTCTCCTGAGTTGACAAGAGAATAAAGCATCGATGCTAGACGACGTTCTTCATTTGTTGGCATTGTCGTTCCTAGTTGGCCTCAATACAGCATCAGTAATCAAAACTCGTAGAACATGATCCTTATTGAGGTGTGTTAGATGAGCAATCTCTTCAATATTAGCCTTGATCTCAGCAGAAGCCTTAAAATCAATCTTTTCGGAGTTCCTGCGCCAATGTATATATTTGATCAGTTCAACAATCCATGTGCCAAACTGCCAACCGGCGACAATAGGAATAATATAAGTTACAAAAATATCAATCATTATTCCCACTCCACAATAATAGGAACATCGTCCCAGTAATCATATTGTTGAATACCACGATCACTGGAGTTAGGCATGGTAACACTCTTTTTGGCTTGTAGTTTCCATGAAGTCACTTCTTCCCATTCATCGTAAATGAACCTTCCGCTGTTGTCTGCGCGATAGCCACAAACTTTCTTTTTCTTCTGCACCACCCGCAAATCAGAAATCATTGATTGCCTCCATAAGGTTCTTCATTCGCTTTTCAATAAAGAAGTTGAACAACTTTGACCTGTCACCAAACTCCTGTGACTCGTATGCATCCAGAATCTGCTTTTCAATGTCAGCAGGAATCTCATTGAAGTCAATCAGAGCCTTGTTGCGAAGATAGTTTCGCTTAGTCTCACCCTCTAGAGTCGAAGGATCGTAACTGATTTCATTCAACTTCTTGGTCGTCATAGGCTTCTGTCGAAGTCCCATCACAAAGGTATTATCAGGAGACAGACAGTTTGGAATACCGTCTGACGAATCCCCTTTTATGATGTGTTCCAGTATAAACTGTTCAGGGTAAGAGCAGTTGACCTCTCGCTTTAGAATAGGACTATACTGAGTCACACGAGGATACACCTGAAGTTGCTGGTAGTCCTTATCTGAGGATGCAATCAGAATACCCTCTGCGTGGTGGTGTTTGGTCAGAACCGCAATGATGTCATCCGCCTCGGCGCGAGGAACCTGGATCACCTTGTATGGAAAGTTCTCCTTGAGTTCCTTCTTGAAGGTGTCTAGGCAAGCGAAGATTGCATTCCAGTCAACATCTGATTCCTCTCGTGCCTTCTTGCGATTGGCTTTATAGTAAGGGAAGATATCCTTGCGCCAATAGTTCTTGTCATCACAGGCAATCACAACATTACCAAAAGACTTGTATTTGTTTTTGATCATGCGAATGGAGTTTAGAAGAATGTGTCGCAGCAGATCCTCTTCAATCTCCACTCCCTTGGTGTTACCCAACTGAGCAAAGACTGATGAGATTAGGAACTGGCTTAGATCGATAAGTAGCACTTTTATTTCCTTAGAGTTATATCACATTTCTTCTTATATCATGGTTCCGGAATATTGTCAACATCGTTTGCCGGTAAAATTTCTTCCTTATTACCTAGAGCGAAATGATATCCACCATCTTCAGTTTCATGAACTTCAATGCCCTGAGAATCAAAAAAATCCTGAGCAGCATCTTGAAAAGGATGCCAATGTCCAGCACACTTCATAATAAGACCCTTGAATGCCTCAAAGAAGAAAATCATCACTGGACTAAACTCAATTTTATCAATCTCTAGATCATATTCTTCATATAATGCATTTAGAGCATCATTGGCTACTAGAGTGCAAATATCATGAAGTTCATTGATTTCATTGATTTCCTCAATCTTTTGAATCTTTTCTTTATGCTCTTCTTTCTTAATCCAACGATCTGTGAAATCAACTACATTATCTGTCACTTAATAATCCTTAATATTACGGTAAACTCGTTCATTCTCGGGCTTGCACATGTTGATGAGGTCTTGATATTTGACATAAAATTCCTCAGTGCCACTTTTCCAGATGACAATAGATTCTGGATCAAGGTGGATTGGAGGTTGGGGCGAATCGACTTCGACACGCTCAATTCGATATCCAATCCCGTAATACTTGTCCCCTTCACTCCTAGACCGGTCGGACTCATTGATACGATCTGGCTGAGTTTCCTCGTCTTCGTGTTGAATGTCCATAGTTGATTTGCTCCGATGATTTCAGCAGGATTGACCGACACAATCTTTAGTGCAGGATATTCCTTCTGATATTGTAGACTCTTTACCAAGTCAATAGCAGACTTGACCTTCTTTGCGCGAGGCTTGCGAACCTTGACGATCTTCTTATTGCCTATATAGCGATTTAGATCATCAACAACACCTTGCATAAAGATCCGCTCTGTCTTTAGATTCTTACCAAATGCCTCCTTGACCTGATCATCATCAGAGTGAATCTCATCATAGATCGGCTGATAATATTCCAGCAGTTTCTTAGCCGCAGCAGGTGTTACCTGTCGTCCTTGAAGGAACTCATACATCTCTCCACGGTCGTCAATAATGTAAACCTCAGCATCAGCCATAGTGTTAGAGATACTACGGCGCACACGATCCTGGATCGAGACAGTGGACTTTTCTTCCTTGATTTCATCCTTGACTCCATACAAAGCATTGAGGCGAAGCCTCTCCTCAAATCGCTCCATATACTTGTGGTCAAACTCGGCGCCGTTTAGCATCATCCGAGCCATCCAACCAGCCGTGGTGATTGTCCTATAATCAGGTGCGGCTTTGATCTGGTTGATCAGGGTTACGGATCGTTTGTTCTTTTTCAGATACTCCAGGACCCACTTCTTGGCTTGGGTGTGATCAAACTGGAGATTATACCAGTTGAATGCCCGAGTCAGTTCCAACTCCGAGGCAAGACCCTGAATATGGGGTTCGCCACCAAACTCAATCTGTTTGGCTGTCTTCCGAACCTTCTTTCTCTTCACTTGAATAGCCATTTTTTATTCCTTATGCTTCATTTCTTGCGAGCCATCTTTGAAATAATCCTATTTCAAGGCCAAATGCCTCCACTTCCCAAGGAGCATCAAAGTACGCATCTTGCTTTCTCTTGGGCTTCCAAACCTCGCCCTTCCATTTAGAACGACAGATCAGCTTGCCTTTGGCGACAACCAAAACTCCGGTCTGGAGTTCGTTCTTGGCGTGCTGCTTGACATGGACCATCTCATGAGCAAGGGTCTTGATGATATCTTCATCGCCCTTGGCATCGCGGAGATTGATCGTGAACCAACGAGGATTGCGAACACCGTCCTCATCAACACACTCGCCCTGAACATCGCTGTTCTTATCGCGCTCTATATCTATGACCAGATTCCGGACCATTCTAGGATCCATCAGAATGTGGGCAAAGAATCGTGCGGCCTCTTCAAGCACAGCAGCCTTGTTCTTGGCGAAACCCTTGGTGTTGATCTGCATAATCACTCCCTTACATTCCTTGTATAGGCGACCATGAAAAATATGTCAACAAAAAAATGAGGAGAGGACGAATCCTCTCCTCTAGTTGGGGAGTAACTCAAGCAGCGATCTTGATGTTTCCTTCAGGGAAAACCAGACCGAAATCTTCGATCAGAATATCACGGATGCGTTCACGGTCGACCGAATCGAAATCAATGTCTTCAACCGGGGTCCGACAAATGTAAACATCCCATGCCTTGACAATCTGATCAAAGGTGGCGCCCATGTCGTAGATGCCACCTACGCCGTAGAAGCGTTCGACATATTCAAGGAACTCACGGATGGTATTGAACATTTTGAATCACCTTTCTGACTATATTTTCAATGTAGCAGAATCAGGAATAATGTCAAGCAGCTAAATCGCTATAACCATCCCAAATGATCTTCAGAGCATATTGACCGTCATAACCACAATCGCCAACGAGATGGTCATAATAGTCATCCACCTCAGAAGCATCATCACCAGGCTGAAAATATACCGACAACCCGGTGGCAGTCTCAGCAAGAACGATACCACCTGCCCAATCATGGGTGAAGGTAAAGGCGCGGCCATATTTATCGGTCATATGTGTTTCCATCCACCAATAGGGCTAAAATAGAGATCGTTATTTTCAGGAATGGTTTTGTCGACCAAGACATTCGCCTCGAAGCCAGCGGCTTCTACTGCTTCCATTGCATCAAAGAGACTTTCGCCTTCATAGATGACGCGACCAAAGTTGATGAGTAGTGCCTTTACCATATCAAATCACCTTTCTCACTGACTACACTCCCTGTATAATCTGTTTTTAAAAATATGTCAATAGGCGGATACGGTATATTTTCTCAGTTGAGAGATATATTCATCTTTGATTTTCTGAACCGGCACCACCGCCTCTTGCTCGATATCGACCAACAACATCTCGCGTCCGTACTTGGTTCGGTATGTTCGGTGCTTGAATGCCTTTGGATCAACCTTGAAAATCCAACCAGACCACTCATATACATTGTTGGGAGCAGGAACAGTGACAAAATATAACTCATCAACCGACCTACACTTGGCAAGCTGGTTAGGACGAAAGGTGAGCGCCTTCGCCATGATGTAGGGTACTTGTGTCTTCACCTCGACCTTTTTGTCTCCACAAAGCAGGTCCTTGGTTGAATCATACTTGTCTATTGACTGTTCAACAAATCGACCGATGGAGTTCAGGTAGTTGATTACCACCTTCTCCCCCATCAGTCCGAGTTCATTCATCTTTTCTTCGTTAGTCATGCAGCAATCTTCTTGTAGGGCTTATCCCAGTTGCCGGCATGAATGTTGATGTACCAACCAACATCGAAGTAGTCAACCTGAGCATCGCTGTTGTCGTGGTTGCCGGCGTTCATAGCCTTCTTGACTTCGCGGAGGAACTTCAGTTCTTTGCCCTGATAGTCGCGTTCGAGCCAGTAAGGATTGATCTGGCTGTAACCATACTTCTGATCATTCTCATAGATCAGGTCGAGAGGACCTTCCTTGATGTTCAACACCAAGATGCTGTGGCCGCGAACAGCAAGACTGCCCTTCACGCCAAACTTCTTGAGAATCGCCTTGACCTTGGGTGCGATGGCAGCCTTCTTGGTCTGACACATATAAGCCATAACGAATCACCTTTCTCACTGACTACATTTTTATAATAACGGAGATGGATATAATGTCAAGCAACATTATAATCTTTGTCGAGATACCCGTTGTGGTCGAGTTCAAAGCCAGTCTCAGCCTCAAGACCAAACGCAGCACCGAGTTGAACGAGAAGATCACGCTTCTTGACTTCGACATAGAAGTTGTCATTGAAGTTGTTGAAGGCGACCATGATAGGACCCTTGTGGGTCTTGATCTGCTTGAAGAGTTGCTTGGCGATCATCTCAAAAACCTTTCTCACTGACTACATTCTCACCATAATGGTTTTGAAAAAAATGTCAAGAGATAAAATCGCAAAGACTGTTATTTGCTGAGACGGTCTCTTTGACACACGACGACGTGGCATATTCGACCACATTCAAACACTTGTGACGACCCACAGCATTTTTGATGTTTTTGATGATGAGTGCCTCGATTTCCTTGATGCCTTCATTGGAGAAGTTATTCAGAGGAAAGAATCGAACATACATATTGCTTGTGTTTCCGACACCATACTTCTCTCGCCATTTCTTGGCAAAAGGAAGATTATGGTCTCCGTTGTGAAACACCCCATGAATATATTGAATGATTTTTGAAAATCTCTTGCGGAATGAAATCAAAGTTGAGCCAACATAACACGAATCATTGTCAGCATCAAATGGATTTTTTCGCCAAATGATATAAACACCACGAGAGTTCAGAATATTTTTCTGATTAGGAGTATAGTTGATGTTATATTCATGGCGAACACCGCTCTTCACAAGATCGGATTCCACCTTGATCTCAGGACAAACAAAATCGGCCGATCCCAAAAATAGTCCGGTAATGCCGTTTGCTATGATTTCGTTATAAGGCAGAATATAAGGTTCTGTCAGCCCCATTTTTACGATTTGTGTCATAGTGTATCTCCAAAAAAGGAGGGAGCCGAAACTCCCTCCCCTTCGCCTATCAGGCAGCCTCTGCCATTTCAAGAGCGATGTTCAGAGCATTGATGCTGCGATCAGCACCAGCACCGAACCAAGTGGACTGCATACGGGTATCAGCCGAGCGACCCGAGAGATGGTTCTGGTAGAAAGTGACAGAGTTGACCAACTGCCAGAAGCTGCCTTCAGCATACTGAACACCAGGCTGGGTGAACAGTTGTTCAGCAGCAATCCGAGCAGGACGCGAACCAACCTCACCCTCTTCGGTACGAGCATTGTCGCACTTGAAGACACGGTTGAAGTAGGTCACCACATCCTCGTCCTTGAAACGCTTCGAGGCGAGGAACTCACCCGCTTCCTTGTAACGAAGAAGCTTGTCCTTAGCAACACCGATAGCGATCTTGGCTTCCTCGGCGTTGAACTTCTGACGGTGATCGACCCGATAGTTGGTCTTTGCCTTTTCACCAAGAGCGAGACTCAGAGTGTTGTTGCAGACCACACGAGTAGGAGTGGAGCGAATATCAATCGCCTTACCATACTTGTGAGGGTTCGAGAAGAGAAGATAACCTTCGATCACATCACCCTTCACGACCTCGATGGATTCGTTGATCTTGGCGAGTGCCCAGATAATCTGACCACCCGAGAGCGAACCAGCAGTCTCCATGTTGCAGTTGCCAGCAGCAACGAAGTCGTTGAAAAACTCAAAGGCTTCAACATTCTGGGTAGGATTCCAGTTATCACCACCGACGATATCCAGAACGCGGTTGTCAGACTTGCGGGTCAGAGCATACCGCTTAGGGACACGGACAGTCTCACCGTTGACATTGGTGAACAGAGGAGTCTTCTCGACTTCCCAGTTAAGATTGGCGGCTTCCATCATCTGAACGGGAGTCAGATCGGCGGGAACCTTTGTTCCCAGCGTGTGCCAAGGAACATCACCGGTATAAGCCATCGAAGCTTCACCATTTTCGAGGATTTCAAGTTCGTGAGACATAATATACTTCCTTTCACATCATCATTGTTGATAAATCATGTATAATCTGTTTTGAAAAAAATGTCAAGATCAAAATCAAAGTTATCCACAGATAATTTCATAATATCATAAAAAAATAGACAGACTCGTTGGCATAGCCATAGGAAAAATCTTAGACTATCCCTATCCTCTATAGACTCTTCAGTTTATTCTTAGCATCATCTAGTTGTTTTTCCAGATCACTAATAATCTTTTCAATATATTCCTTTTCTGGATTAGTCAATGGGGTAAATTTGTTAATAAGACTCTTTACAAAAGGAATTGCATCGGATTCCAGATCATCAATAGCAACACCAAGACCATTAACATTCAATTCATAACCAAGTTTGTTCCTAGAACGATAACCAGTTAGAGTCTTTTTCTGATAGATGAAACTGAACCAATCATCATTCGATTGAATATCAGCTTTACCATAGACACTAGCATTACCATAGACAATAGCATCACCATAGACACTAGCATTACCATAGACCTTAGCATTACGAGAGACAATAGCACCACCATAGACACTAGCATCACCATAGACAATAGCATCACCATAGACCCTAGCATCACCAGAGACCCTAGCATTACCATAGACCCTAGCATCACCATAGACACTAGCATTACCATAGACCTTAGCATTACGAGAGACAATAGCACCACCATAGACATTATCGGGGTTTTCAATATAAGCCATAATTAATTCCTTACCAGTTATGTTTCGTTTTTAGACTGATTCGCTTCCTATGTCAAGAGATAAAATCAATATTCCTGACGATCATATTCATTCGCCAGCGCGACACCAAGTTCGAAGAGAATCAGTCCGATTCCTCCCTGAACCACAAACCGAAGAAGTCCAGCATCTTCAGGAACACACATCGTCAGTAGACCAACGATAAACAGAACAAAAGGCAGCATATCAAACATCCTTCTCAATAAAAGCACAAACAACCTCAAGGAACTCAGCCGGAGCGAGAGCAATCAGATAATCCCGATTCTTCTCGTTGACACCGCGTTTCTTGAGGTAGGCTCCTATGGCCTGTTTGACGGCCTGTTCACCAAAATATGCCACAACTGGGTTATTCATGACAATCTCCTTTCGTCATGATTCCTTTTAGATCATAACAGGAAATATGTCAACATCTTTTTTTCAGAAAAACTTATCACCTAGGCTTTTTTGGTTTTGGTGTCTTTTGAGGGCCGCCGATGTTAGACATCTTTTCCATCCTTGACCTGGCCTCTTCTCATATGCAACCATTTTGCCATTTTTGCATTGCCGGTGCTTGTATTTCGGAACCGGACAAAGTAGACTCTTTGCCATATTATTTCTCCACAAAGTTCATGATTGAGTTTTCAGGCACCTCAACGATCTTTGGCTTGCGTTTCGTTTTTGTTGCAACTGTTTCTACTATAGGTTGGTATTTTATGCCTGTTGTGGCAGCCAACAAAAGAACAATAGCCAAAGGATCAAATACCAAAACAATCATCGATATGACAAGTCTGACTGCCTGGTCGAAATGCTGAGATGCATCTTTACCGTAGATCATCTCTGCAACATACTTCAGAGGACCAATGTCGGAAGTGATTACTGCCTGTTTAGTTTTGAGAGGCAGCAACTTAGCATTGAGTGTCTCCAGTTTTCCGGTTGCATCACCGATTTCATTATCAATGCGCTGCCTCTCCGCTTTTTGACGAGAACGAACGAAAACAGCATCTTTTGGATCTGAGGTATTAGCAAAGCGATCCAGTGTATCCAGAGAAGTCTGGGCGTTCTTCAGTTTCCTTTGTTCCAGATCGATCTGGTCTTGTAGAGGTTGAATCTGTAGTTGAGATAACTGAGCATTGTCGGCTGTTGCCAGGTGCGCCCTGGAGAGATAACCGAAGGTGCCCATCGAGGTGATAAAACTCAAAAGCACAACAGCGGCCGTGAGATATACTTTGAGAAATCCTGATGCGATGCTCCAGTTGGTCTTTAGCCATGCGGCTGATATAACCTTGGCGCCTTCTAGTGTTGAAGCCATGATGACCACAGCAATAAAAGCACCAGAAAATAGAGTGGCCAGTCCTACAACAGAGAAGTATCCAGAAACGCAGGAAAGCAATATTGCAGCCACCAGCGCCAGATAGCTAGTCAGAGTCGATGATTGACTTGAGCTTCTTGATAAAGGAAGAGATTTTTTCTTTCCTACCAGGCCAGTAAATATATTCCCGAACATCTGCATCTTTCTGTAGATTTTCTAGCAAAGGCATAATAGCATCAAATACTCTTTGCGCCTTCTTTTTGTCTTCATTATTTATTTTGTCTGCTGCTCTTTTTGCAGCCTCGACTTCACGAATCTTGAAATCTTCTTCAGATACGGTGGAAAATCCAAAATCAAAATCTTCACCCATAAAACTTACCTACCAGTTCGTCCCACAATAGCAGCTTGAGAACGTCCATTGTGATTGCTGCGTTTCTATATGGAATAGCATCGCCTCCTGCATCTAGGAAGTCCTGCACATTGCATTCTTGATCATCAATCAGAATGGTTCCTTCTTTAGCCCAAAGCTTCTTGAGTCCTTTGCGATGAACAACAACAGGTGTCCAGTCCGGAAACTCATTATTCTGAAGCCATTGGATCTTCTGCTCGGTGATCTCAGCCAGATGCTCTGGATCGATGCCTCCAGCAGACGAAAGATAGAACACATCCTCGATGACACCAAGTTCCAGACACATCTCCAGAAACTCTACAAGTTCATATGCACCTTCTTTTACAGGAAGTTTGAGAAATCCACCGTCTTGGACGAAGTGCGGAAACTTCTTTTGCCACTCTTCCTTGGTTTCTGTCTCCATCTTGAAATCAGAAATGACGCCATCGATGTCAAGCGCAATCTTCATAGTTTCTCGCCTCTCTAAAGGACATTTCATCAATAAGTTGAAGTTCTGCTTCGGTTTCGATCCATGCACGAGCGCCACAACTCAACTGTGTTCCATCATACACCAATCGCGATGGTCCTTCAATCATAACTTCACGGGCATAACGAGTTTTACCTGCAACCTTGATAGTATACACAGGACGATTCTTACCATCCTTGGCATTCATTGCAATGTGTTGCCGATTGACATGTATGATTTTCGTCACAGAATAAGATCCTCATCTCTCGCAGAATGTCTAACGCGAATAGTTTGAGCAATGTAATGCATGATGGCTTGACTGGCATCTTCTACAATACCATAGTTCTTGGCTGGAATATGAATACACACATCAGCCAAGTCTTTGCATGGTCCGCCAGTAAACCCCACAATAGCAATAGTTTTCATGTGAAGTTTCTTTGCTTCATTCAAAGCCTTTACAATATTAGGACTCTTGCCACTAGAACTGATTACGATTAGAACTTCTCCAGCCGAAGCAGACCATTCCAGTTGCTTTGCAAATACTTCATCATATCCAATATCATTGGCGATAGCAGTCATCAGAGAGCCATTTGACGGAAGAGATACGATTCTTGGATAGAAATGAGTGTCACGCGCCACACCCTTCACACAATCACAAACCAGGTGCTCTGAGATTGCAGCGGAACCACCATTGCCACAGGAATAGATATTCATACCAATATCGAAGGCATTGGTCAGAATCTTAATAGCATCTTCAATGGGTTGTGGCTCTACCCCACTGAGTGCATCATATAGTTGTTCTGTATATTGAACAAGGGTTTTAATCTGCATAAACTACTCTTGCTCCATCATTAGAAATATTAACATCTAAACAAACTCTATCTGAAAACTCATTCTTAATCTTTGATTTATTACCTGTCATGGCTAACATATAGCCACCGCCACCAGATCCAAGAAGTTTAGCGCCTGATGCACCAGCAGAAATGCAACGATCATATAAAAGGTCAATTTCTGGATTACTAATTGAATTTTCTGTCTGCTTCTTTAATTCCCATGCCTTATTGAGCAGAAAGCCATAATTATCAAATGAAGGAAGATATTGAGATTGTTGGTCAGCCATATTAGAAAGTTCTCTAATAATATGCGACTTCTTATCAAAATCAATTTTCTCAAGAATATCAGAAGAATGTCGTTGAATATTCGTTGGAATTAAAACCATGCAAGAATCAATCCCATTTGGATCCATCTTAGAAACAATCACACCATCACTCTGTAGATATTTAATATAGTTCATACCACCAAATGCACTTGCATATGCATCTTGCTTTCCGATTTTGAAACCACAAAGATTGATCTCAGTGTGGCAGGCAGTTTCTGCAAGTTCATATTCATTATAGGGCTTTAATCCTAAATATTGCACCAATGCAGAAATAAGTGCAGAGGTAAATGCTGACGAGCCACCAAGTCCAGTACCAATAGTTGGAATATCTGCAAAGGTTGTAATCTCAATATTAGAAGAAATATTAAAAAACTTTAATGTATTTCTAACAATATCATGCTGAATATCGTCAACATTAGTCACACATTCCTGTTTAGAATAATTAAGTTTAATATGATTCTGTGGAGTCTTACCAACAGCAACATATACGAACTTATCAATAGCTAGAGAAATCGTTGCTCCACCCCACTGAAGATAATGAGCAGGAATGTCGGATGAACCACCAAACGCTGAGATGCGAAGAGGCGCTTTAGCTAGGATCAATTTCTTGTCCATTCATATTCAGAGTTTCCTGTCTTGAAACGGACATAGAGATACTCAGGATTATCTGGATCGGTTCGTTCTTCTAAAATCTCTGTGATGGGTGTGGTCTGCCACCAGTCCTGTGCCGAATATGATCTGGCATAATGAGAACCAACTCGCATAACAGCACCAACACGAGGCTCGGCATTCTCAATCTCTTCTACCGAGACAACCTTACCGGTATCTTGATCAAAAGCCGGAATACGAGCAAGACTCATCAGACCGCTATCTCCAGCACCATCTCTTGTTCTATATAATGAATATGACATCACGAAGTCCTATAACTAAACTGTGCAGCAGGAACCTTTAGATCCTTACCTTCGTATTCATGTAGCAATGCTGTGCAGAGGGCGTTCCACTGATTAGCAATCCTATCCCAGTTGTACCGATAATCCGCAAAAGTCTTCTGGAACTGTAGATATGGATACATATCAGTTTCTTGCATCCGATTGATGGTATCATTTAGGACGGCATAGAACATATTAACATGAACATTCTGGTCCTTATCCCAGTTATATTGGATTGTAACAGAACCAGATGTATCTGTCAACCCAGCATAGTTAGGGTGGATACAAACACATCCAGCCGACATAGCTTCAATCAATGAACGACTGTTACATTCTGGCCAGATAGACGGATAAGCAAAGATATGAGCCTTTGCTACATGTTCACGAACAACATCATTTGAAGCAAATCCATGATAGTTGATCTTAGGATGGTTGCGGCACCGATCAAACAGTTCCTCGAACTGCTGATCCGCCTCAGCCCAACCATAAATCTTGTAACTGGAAAATACATCCAGAACTAGATTATCATGGTGCTTACAGAGTTCCTCAAACACAGGAACCAGAATAGATAGTCCTCTCTGTGGTGTGCTGGTGTAGATCAGACGAATCTCTTCCTTTGTATCACCCTTATTGATTGGACCAAATGGATCAATAGCGGTGTCAATCACACAAGTCTTCTGGTCATGTGGAATACCCAGATGGGTCTGGAACTGTTGCATTTGCCAGTTTCCGCAATACACAATCTTATGAAACCGATTGCGACTATTAGCATCAGCCAGATGACTTAGCTGCTGGTCCCAAGGAAGGTCATGAACATGTAATATCCTTATGCGATCATCATGAAGCTCCCTTACGCGAGACGGTATCAACTGGAACTTATCGTGAAACTTTGGATCAAGACGAGAGATAATCCCCTCCATCATCATTTCTGAACCACCTTTAGAGTTGGCATTCATTTCGTTGCGTGACCACAACTTAGGATCAATATTCATTCATTTTAGCCTTTACATGTTCATAATGGGAAGTAATAATACCAAAAATATCCACTGTGGGCTCCCACTTTAGTTCCGTTCTGATTGCGGTTGGATCACAGAATAGATAGCCGGGATCGCCGGGACGCTTAGGTGCATAGTCAAAAACTAGACCATAATACATACGAACAAAACGAGCAATATCCAGATTAGAATAACCAACTCCGGATCCTACATTATATTCGGTATATGAAGTTGGAGCATCTGTCTGTATTTCCTTTGCGGCTGCAATAAGAGCCTGACAGACATCATAGACATGGACATAATCCCTAACACAAGTTCCATCTCCGGTGGCATAATCATTGCCATTGATGTAGAATGTCTCATTATTTATAGACGCCTGACACATCTTGGTGAGAATGTGTGGCTGATCCAAATCCTGTCCCATACCAGCATAACTGCCGGTGACATTGAAGAACCTCATAGAATATGCGCGCATACCATATGCTTCACAGGCTTGTTCTAGGATTCGTTCACCGAACCATTTACTCCAACCATAAGGGTTGATAGGATAACCAGCATCTTCTTCTTTAAGAGCAATATTCTTGTTAGGATCACCATAAGTTGCAGCAGATGATGCAAAGATGATTGGTGTATCAGGCTGTTCGTTTTTGATATTCTTTAGCATATCAATCATGCCAGAAACATTATTATCAAAATAATCCAGAGGATTCTTTACCGATGGACCAAGTAGACTATTAGCACCTAGATGGAAAATTACATCATACTTATGCTGAATATATGGTCGAGGATTTCCATAATGACCAACATAGTAATGATGAAAATCTGTCTCATCAAGTTCCCAATGAACTGGTTCTTTCAGATCAAGACCAAAGACCTGCCAGCCTTCATCTTTTAGAATCTTACAGAGAATACGACCGATATAGCCCTCGGCACCGGTTACCAAAGCCTTCACGATACGCGCTCCTCATATACAGTGGTAGGAACATAAGGGAAATCAATGTATACACGACCTTCTTTACAGGTGAAATAAGACTTGCTCTTTTCGCCGTCTTCATTTGTATACCAGTCCCAGAAAACCTTGCCTTCAATATCATATGCTCTACCATCAGAATCTTTGAATACTCGACTGCATCGCTTATTCTGATAACGAGTTTCATCATCATACTCAAGAAGAGTCCATTCTGAATCTTCTCCAGTAAGTGGAGACAGAGGCTCCCAACGAAGCAGTTTCTCCAAACAGTTAGTGACATATGATGCTGAGAACCCAGAATGTCCTTGTTCTGCAAACTTTTCTACCAGTTCAAGAATGGCATTCCGACCCATTGCATTATATTCATCACCATCTTCGGTCATACCAATTCGGTCAAGTTCACTCTTTGCATATTCTATAATATTACTCATTCTTGCACCTCAATTTCTTCCATATATTTTTCGTTGAAAAGATCCGCCACCTCAAGGCAAAGATGTGTCACAGCGATGCGACTGATTCTAAATGCAATATGAATAACAATCCACTTAGCAATCACAGCCCGCCAATATTCAAATCCTCGAAGTTCAGTCATGAACTTCCTCCACCACAATATATTCAAGCACAGAATCTAGACGAAAACTGCGCCAATCGTTCTTCTCTAGATCAAACACAGCCACAACATCAGCAGATTCCTTGCGAACCCGATCAGTCTTCTTTTCAGGTGCAGTATAGTTCTCGGCAATAGTCTCTGGATTCTTGGTGCAAAGCATAGTGCGAACAGATCCATCCGACTTGTTGAACTTCACCACCACAATACCGCCACGATTCAGAGCAGAGACAACATCTTCTTCAAAGGCAGTATCTAGATATTCTACTAGATCATCATAACCACCAATGTGAAAAAGATAACCTTCGTCTTCTCGCCAAATCTGAGGAAATGACTTTGCTTCTGGTGCCATTTCCAGAAGTTCTTCGCGAGTAAAATCCTTATCCAGAGTCAGATATGTAAACTCAAGACCCTTCTGTGTCAAGAGAGCCTTGGTCTTTTCACAATATTGGCACTGGTTTTTTCCATAAACCACAAACATATCAAATCCTTTTCAATCTTCATATTCATCCAAAACACGATTTACACGCTTTCGTGCAAACTGCTTGAGTTCCTCTTTCTTCTTATCGGGAATGAAAGAACAGCGATTCCGCTTCCAAGAGTTGGCAGCAATGGGATTACGACGAATCATACTTACCTCCATGAAATGCTATATATCAGAATCTCGGCACCAGGATGTAGCCGCTGTAGATAAGACTGAACAGCAAAGTCAGACCTAGCACCATTTAGATGAATCTGGGGCGATCCTTGAATACGAGTCCGGCTGAGAATGCCATCCTTACCATAGGAATAATCTGCAATGAAGTTAGTCATGATCAATCTCCAATCACATTCTCAATATACACGAGCAGAGAAATATGTCAACCATTCATTTTATAAAATGTGGAGATTCTCCGGAGAGCAGCATCTTGCCACTCCTTGCGAGTTGACTCAAACACCAGAGGTTTGGTGGACTGTTCCACACCCATCACAATAACCAGTTTGTTGATTGTAATGCCTGTCCGTTCTTCCCAAGCTATAGCATATATAGCTGTCTGGACCCAATAATCCTGGATCCAATCCTCTTCCTTATTCTTGTTGGAAGATTTATAGTCAATGATTGCCAGTTTACCATTCCATTCTGCCACCAGATCGGCAGTACCAGCAATCTTGAGATAGTCAGAATAAAGACCACACTCAATACCACGAACGGTATTTACATTCTCGGATAGAATAGGTCGGACCTGTGAGAACAACTGAGCAGGAACAGGAAACTCTCTACGAAGGTCTATCTTTTCATTTCGGATAAATCGTTCACAGAGATCATGCATACCTATACCACGAGTTCCAGCCCTCTTGGTTTCCCAGGCAGCCTTCTCCTCGCCCAGAGACTTTCTCCATTCATCCAGTCCGGATTTATCAGCAGTAGCGGATAATACTGTGGTTACGGATGGATAGGAAACTCCTGATGGTGTAACATATCTACGACCATCAGGAGCATCTATTCGTTCCAGTTTTTGGAACTCAATAAGATCATGATAAAACAACAACTAATCTCCAATAGATCCAATCATGCACTGATATTCCTAGTATACACACATCCGAATACCAGGCAATAGTCTAAATGACTATATTCCACATTTGATCATGGCCATGATAACCTCACGGGCAAATCCAGACCTCACAATATCTTCTACCACAAATCCAACCGAGATAAGGGTGTGAGCATTGCCATGTATGGACTACCGCTACTAACATAAAACAACATCACGGAGATTATTGTAAACAAAACCCCAATCGTATCTCAAAACCAAAACGCAGGTCCCGTAAAACTAATAAATCAAAATCTTAATAAGAGATTCCTAATTCATATTCTGATATTAGAAAATTCCTAACAAATCCCGATCTAACTATATCAAGTGGTTGAAATTGAATTATTTCAACCACTTTCATTGCCTCTAATACTTTAATTAGTTGTGGAAGTCCAGAGGTTTCGTGGAATCTTTCGCTGCTTAAATCGTCTTGGTGAATGTCTCCACAAATAAGTAATCTGCTGTTCTTTCCAAGACGAGTTGCCACGGTTTTTGATTCCATATAGCTCATAGATTGACACTCATCCATTATCACAATAGAATTTTCTAAGGTCATGCCTCTCAGAAATGATGTTCCAACAAACTTAACTTTTCCTGATCTTTTCAAAGAATCATATGCATCTTTATTGTCATATAATTCTGAGAAAATTTCTCTATAGGCACGTTCATATACTTCTAATTTTTGGGTTTCGCTTCCGGGCAGAAATCCTATTTGTTTTGTTGGTTGGGGTGCTCTTACGATAATCAGATTATCTACTTTAGAATTTTCTTTTGAAATCTCAGACATGGCAAAATATATACTTAAAAAAGTTTTTCCTGTACCGGGGCAGCCCAACAATGCCACTGTTTTTCCATTTTGATATGCTTCGAATGCTAATTTCTGATTATCCGTCATTGGTTTAATGTTTTGAAGTTCAAGTGGCTTTGGTTGAGACTTATGAAGTTGAATTACATTATTGGAATTTCTTTTTGCTTTCCTAGCAGATTTACGCTGACGGCGTGATGGTTGTTCAGTATATTCTTCTACAGTATCAAAGAAGTTCTGTGACTGCATACAGGAGGTTACCTTTTATTAGAAGGGTTAGAGTAATTCTCACTTGCTCCATAATAACAGCGAACTTATGATGTTTTTGTTGATACTCCATGCTTTTTCTGCTGGCGTCTGACTGCATCACGAGACTTGGATGCTCTGATGCCTTTATCACCGTATCTGTCCGCCAAAGGAGAGGTCGGATTAGAACGGGCGATTCTGCCTAGCATGTCATTGAAACCAGCATCAGTCTTGACGCGATCTCCTGTGCCACCTACAATGTTGATTGAAAATACTTGTTGAAGATGTGGATTCTCCGCAAGAAATTGCTTGTGGGAATCATAGGACCAGAACTCTTCCCATTCTTCCTGTGTCTCTGTGTTTTTATATTGATAGACTGGCATCAATACTCCTCTTCATATATCTATTTATCATTCTTCATATATCTATTTATCATTTTCGCCATCTAAAGCCGAAAACCAATTCCTGCATTTTTCTTTGAAACCAGTTTGGAATATGTCCTTCAATAATTGAAACGGTTATTCCGGGAAACATCTCTACTTTCCAGTCAGAATACTTTGGTTGTAGGATTATCGTCGCATCTGACCAATCAATGGTCATATTAGGTCCAGAGTCCCCTATAGTAGATCCCGAAAAGTCTTGTTCCGTTGTTGATTCGTTTTTGCCACTCATTGTATCCATCCTTATCAAACCCATTTTTGAAAAACTGTGATTCTACATCATCGTTGTCAATAATCTGGGAAAAACTCCATATCATCTCGTCAAGAACCCATTCCCACCGTTTGTGCCAATGTTCATCAGTATCACCATCAACATTGTGCTGTTCAGAACGAATGTGTTCAGGAACATCCTCGTTTGCCACATCAGGAGAACCACACTTACTCTCCCTCAGTTTCAAAAGCATAGGATGAATGATCAATGCCAATGTATGATCCATACTCCATAAATCATAATTGTCAATCTTGATCTTGATCTTGCAATCACGACTATACCACCAACGATTAATAGGAAGAAAGAAATCACCCAACTTATCAAATAAACCAAACACAATCTTATCGTGCCAAGTATATTCGGATTCATCGAGATAATATTTGTCCTTTGCACGCCAATACTCGTAGATACGCTCAAGTCTTCTGATAGGAATCAGATCGCCATTATATTTTCCGATATGTATTTTCATAAGTTCAGGTTATCCCAATCAATATCATCAATCTGCTTACCTAGTTTATAGAGATTGTATGCAACAACAGTGGCTGTTCCGATAGCACCCAACAAGGCAAAGACGATAGCCTTCTTTGGTGTTATCTTACGATTCTTTGTCATAGCAACAGACCTGTGGTTTGCTTGATGTATTGATCCGCAATCATCTTGCTGGTCTTGAAAGAGACCACGATAAAATCTGTGCCGAACTCCAGTGTTGCATCTTCATCGGCCGAAAAGGCATATGGAACAAGACCGATACCCTGCTGTCCCATCATAAAGGTGCAGGGCTTCTTTAGAGCAATCTTTCCTGTGGTTGTTTCCTGGAATCTACCAATCACCTCATCTCCTGAAGAAAGCTTCAGAGACACCACATCATTTACATTATACATCATTATATTCCTTCACAAAAAGTTTTTGAAACTCAACTTCACATTCTCTTGTAGTGCTTCTATATATTTGCCGTTGTCCTTTATTACCAACTTAGCCAGATGCTTTACAGTTGGAAACACCTTTTTGATATTCTTGTTGTCAAGAACTTCAATGCTGATCTTTTCCTTTGTCACCAAAAGTTTCATTCTGCATTGAATAGGACGAACATAGACCATATCTTCTGATGGTACCAAAGCCCATTGGAAAATGGTTCTCATCTGTTTTGGTTTATTCTCAACACGGAACAGATTCATTTGAAGATCAGGATCCAACTTCTGCGCCATGTTGTCCAACATCTGCTCAGGTGTCTTTGCTGTCCTCAGTGCGCGCTCACATAGTTGTTTGCGTCTTTCGCTGGACTTGCGCCAAGCATCCTGTTGCTCGTCCACTCCAAACTGGAACCCAGCCCAAGGAAACTCCACACCATGATTTGTTCTGACAACGGTTTCTGATCGTAGAATGACTTTTGATGTGGCTTTGTATTCGCCTTTGCCATCATTCATTCTGGCGGCTTCGACCAGAACCAATGTGCTTTTGTTGCAGATAAAAAGGAATCCAGTTAGCTTATGCTTTACCAGATATTTAGCAGCCTCTTCCGGAGTCTTGAGTTTTAGTGCTTGCTCAATCTTGTCGCCGTCTGACCTGTCTGTTTCGTCTTTGATGTTTGGTGTCAGACTGGCTGTGATGATTGTCAGACCTTGATAGTTCATGCCTTCTGTATAGCCAGTATTCTTGTCATACATCAGAAGGATTTCACCAACAGAATATTGCTCTTTGTCCTCAAACTTGATGTCCGAGACATAATCCTGATCCCTGTTTTTGGCAATCACCCAACCAATGTTGGGCAAATACTTTGCCGACACAACACACACGGTTAGTCGTCCACTCCAAAACTCTGCTGTTTTTGCTGAATCTGACCTTGCTGCCACTGCTTGGCAACAGGACTCTTGATTGGAGACACTGTAGCTTTTCTGATTGTCTTATGTAGTTTGTGTAGTACATCTTCATCAGGAACACTGTTATCTACAATGTGCATATGTTGTCCGAAATATTCCTGGAACCTTCCAAGATTATTCTGGACTGCACCGTGCATCTTCTCAACTTCTGAGTCTGGAAGAGAACGCTCTCTCTGCTTGTTTCTCTGTTTAGCAACATCTAGAGATGTATTGACAAACACCATATGTGGTTCATATCCAAGGCCGCGCATTTTTTCGGCGTGCTGGCGAACCTTTTCAAAGTCCTTGCCTGTGCCGTCCATGATCATGCCCAGACGACCCTGAGTGTATAGTTTCTCTCTCTGCTTGGTGATTCTCTTGGCTTTATCTCTGATAGCCTGTCCCTGAGGAGAATAGATGTTTTCGGGAGACATTTCCATGCCCCTTTTTTTCATCTCGTTCTCATACACCTCATCAGAGTTGATTGTCTTTAGTCCTAGACCCTTCATGGTCTTTGAAGACACATAAGACTTGCCTGATCCTGGTCCGCCGACAACATAAAATACCTTATGTGTTGCTGGATCGTGGACACCTTCATTCAAATAAGATAGATAAGACAGTAGACGCATGGAAACTCCTATAAACACTCAGATGTATTTATAGATTTCCTTCCAGTTGGCTACGACCTGAACATCATCCTCAATGTAATCGGCGTTGTGTTCATGTTCCATCAGAAGAGCGCGAAGACCGAGTTTAGCGCCGGCCTCCGCATTTTCGGGTTTATCTTCACACCAGATCAGACCGCTATCTTTGTAGGGAGCCAGAGCCTCGTCTTTGTCAGCACCACAATCAAGGCAGATGACCTGCTCAATGGCTTCGCCAAAGATACGCTTCAGGTTCTCTTCACGCAACTTGACGGCGGCGGGATCACGGCTAAGGCTCGTAATCACACGAATACGAACACCTTTCTCCTCGTAGAGTTTCCGAACATATTTCACAGCATCACGAAGAGGAGGAAGAAACCCACAAGCGGCACTCTCGTTGAACTGACGAATCAAAGCCTTAGCAAGTGGCTTGGCAATCCCATAGCGAAGACAGACATCATAGACATCTGCCCGAACTCGCTTCATTCCGCGCCGCTGCATCCATTGGTCGAAGCCAAACTCCCAATCGAGCAAAACTCCGTCCGCGTCCGAAAGAATCAACACAATCTTTTTCTCACTTTCTATTCCGTTATATCAGACACCGAAAAAATGTCAATCTTTTTTGTCATGATATTTCTCCTTAGGCAGCAATGCGAAGAACTTTGACACCAGGACCATTTACTGGTCGGCTCAAGTTTACTCGGTCGCCAGCCGCCTGACCACTGTTGTATGCAGCACCATCACGAATGCTGGTCTTGCTGTAGTTGCTCTTTAGACGCATACCCAACTGACGGTAGGCATCTGCAACTACCTGGTTCTTCAGAACGATCAGTGCATTACTACCACCACGAGCGGCTCGCTCTTCGGCAACCATCGCAGCCTTCATTTCATTGAGACGAGTAGCAATGCGATTTGTCATACCAATCCCAAACGAACTGGTGGCACCCTTCTTACTGTAGGCAGTCTTATATTCGCGAGTCTTCTTGAACTTTGCAGTTTCGGTGACCAGAGCAGCCGTGATGATATCATAAAGATATTTTGCCATCAGAAGGTCGCTCTCCTGACCGAAGAAGCAATACTTCAGAGTAGCGCCACGACTGGTCCACACCTTGCAACCGGTGAAGCCAGCGATGCTCAGAACTGCATAGTAGACACCGTTGCGAACCTTGCTTCCAGTGTCAATCTTCAGAGTGTCACACACTTCAGCGCGAAGTTCTACCTCATCCATCGAGAGATTGTATTGCTGGAGCAACTTACCGACCATAGCAATCGCTGCCATAGCCTCATCTTCAGTGCAACCATTCTCAACAGTCTTGGCAGACATGGCAAGGATGCGGGTCTTGATCTTATTCAGGTCAACAGTCATAACGAATCACCTTTTCACTAGCTATATTTTCATCATAAACGAATCTGGAATAATGTCAAGTGTGCATTTGAATGCCTTCAATACGAGGCGAAATCTTTTTGGCAGAATACTGCACACCGTCAATCTCGTGCGCCAAAATAAATTCCTTTCAAAGTTTTGTTGTCGATGAATATGTTTTAATATGATTCGCGATTTATGTCAACAAGATTTCATCAAACGTTTGAAAAAATCAGTCTGCTGCCCTTTGCCAACCTTGCGGAGAATACTCCCGCTGTCTACGAACTTCATAAATTCCCGGATTAAACTGAATTGTTTCGTGTGTATCGGTTGAACGAAGATGAACAAGATCAACCGGATTATTTTCTACTACCAGAAAAGATCGAAACAAATCCATAGCATCATTATAGAGTCGCACATCAGGATGATCC